TTTTTGTCCCGGGTTTCCAAGATTGACGGTAATTAGTCGTTTTTACATCAATCTTTCTTACCTCTCCTGTCTTCTCATTGACTATAACCATGTCAATCGGTCCTTTAGGTGATACATTACGAAACACCCAGTAGCCTTCTTTTAAAAATTTAATCGTCGCTTTTAGTTCGTTTACGTCGCCTACTTTTTGTTTATCTCTCCCCATGATGGTCCTATCTCTGCGTCAACTTTTAAAGGAACTTTTAAGTCAACTGTGTTTTCCATAATCTCCTTGATCCGTGATGCCTGTTCCTCGCTCTCAATAGAACAGTTTAACTCATCGTGTACTTGTATATGAGATAAAATACCCTCTTCATACAGATCAACCATCGCTTTCTTTATCATATCAGCACTAGACCCTTGTATTAATCTATTCAATGCCTTGTATGTAAAAGCACGTTTTATGTCACGGCCGTATTCTCTCTCTGCTTCTGCTAAAGGTAAAGACTTGTGAACACCAAACATTCGCGGCTCCCATCTATCAAATCGACATTTACGACCAAGCAGTGTGCGTAAGAACCCTACGTTTTCAGCTTTGCGCATTGCCTGTTCTGTTAATTGTTTAACAAAGGGTACGTTAGCATGAAACCGGGCAAATAGATCTTCTGTTTCATCTTTATCTAATCCTAGTTCACTACCAAGTTTACCTTTACCCATACCGTACATCATACCAAGATTAATTGTCTTAGCAGTTTTACGGTCTATGCCCGCCATATCGGCGACAGCTTGATGAAAGTCGGGGTCCTGTGTCTTATATGACTCAATCACCTCGTCGGCGCCTTTCAAGCCACCACCGGTAAGCGCGGCGAAGTGGACAAGAACACGAGGCTCTTGTTGGCTATAGTCGAATGACCCCCACCTGCAACCTTCATCGGGGATGAAGATTGATCTTATCAACGGCCCGATGTCTTTATTTCGTGCCGGAATCTGTTGTAAGTTTGGATTGTTGTACGAGAACCTACCTGTTGCTGTTCCCCCTAATCCACTTTCACTTCTCATTTGGTTTATGTTTGCATGTATTCTACCATTATGTTGATGTCTAAATATTGTATCAATAAATGTAGCTCTAGCTTTATTTGTTTCTCTTGCATGAACAATCTTTTGTGCAAGAGGGTGCTTGTGTGTAACTAAAAAGTTCTTATCAAACTTTGGTTGTTTCGTTATGCCTGTTCTTTCGTATGATATGTTAAATTTATCAAATGCTTTTGCTACACTAACAGCAGACCATACCTCTACATTAATTCCTGTGTCTTTTTTTATTTCTTGTAGTATGCTTTTTTCTTTTTTTACAAAATTCTTTTCTATTTTCTTTGCTTTTTCTAAATCAACGCGAACACCTTTCCATGTCATGTCTAACAAGCAAGGAAATAGTCGTGTTTCGAGATCAAAGATACTTGATAATTTTTGTTTTATAAGTTCTGGTTTAAATACTTGCCATAACTTTAATGTTAAGTCAGCATCTTGTTCTGCGTACGGACCAACATGCATAGCGGGTAGTTTATACATTTCTGATTTTGCATCGACACCCCACTCTCTTGCGGCTTCATACAATCCCGCTTCTGATTTTGTTTCTTGTAAGTAATCTCTACCCAATACATTTAATGTGTACTGAAATCTATTCTCATCAATAAGTGGTGCCGCGATCAGTGTATCAATAATCTTACCCTTTACCTCTACGCCCCACCAACGTAACCAACCTACATCGTAAGCGGCGTTATGAAATACTTTATCACAGGGCAGTGCCATGATCTTTTGTACTTGACGCTTGAGTATATTCTCATCAAAGTTACCACCACCATTTTCATGTCGTAAAGGAAAATAACCTTTCCAACCTTCAACAGCTATAGCTACTCCTAATACATATCCTTCTCCTCTTGCCCAACCCGGTCCAGTTTCTTTTATACTTGGATCACATGTTTCTAAATCAATTGCTATTTCTTTTGCTTCAGAAAGATCGGGAAACTTTTCCGGTGGTGTCCACTCACTTGGTGGTTGAAATAGTGGTATCTGTATCATCTTCTTTCCTATCGTTTATCTCACCCGCAATCGCCGCATATCCCGCCATGTCTATGTAACAATCTTTTGTGGGTCTGTGTTTTAGTCTTGCCACTTTAACAAGTAGCATACATATTGCTACATCGTGTGCTGATATTTTATAATCTAAATAACTACTCCATAACTTTGCGATGTTTTCATGGTTTTGATATTTGTCACCGTAATCATACTGACGTTGACCCATAACAATCTTTGCCGCTGTGTCTAAATATTCTCTAGTCTTCATCTTTCTCCTTTTTGTTGATAGATCGTAAATCATTTGNAAGTANTTGTAAATCAAGTAATAATATTTTTAATTCTTGATCAACTTTCTCACGGTTTAGTTTTGGTAACTGTGCACGTATCTTACGTATTTGTTTCTCTGTTACACTGACTTGTTTCAATGCAGTATCTATTGTAAACATTAAAATGCCTCCGTAAATTCTCTATCTGTCTGTGATCTCACAATGTCCAGATTGTTTCTTGCACGCGTCATTCCCACATAGAATACGCGTCGCTCTTCGTCTCGTTGTGACCAATATGCTTCATCAGACTTACGAGATAAACCTGTTAACAACATTACATTATCTGCTTCACTACCTTTTGATCCATGTATCGTTGACAGTTTGATCCGTGGTCCGTGTCTAATGTTTTCTTTACGACGTAGACACGCACGTACATAAGTTTTCTTGTCACTTTCTATATTTTCCAATGCTTTAAACCAAGGTTCTTCCTTGCTAGCTAGCAATCCATACTGTGTCGATAATGTGTCATATGTGTAAAGTTTTTCTTTATCAGCATTTTCCATTCCCTTATGTTCTTTTGTTACACTTTTTCCTGTTTTAAGATAAGTGTAAACTTTCTTCACTAATTTTATGTCTATTGATTTACCTTTTCGTAAATCTTCCCATGCAAGAATAGATTCATGTATACCTTTGTTAATAGAAGTTTCATCATTTCTTTCATAATATACTCCTTCATTTATTAAATCTTCTTCAAGTGCATCTAATTGATATTTATCTCTTCCTAATATTAGCCACTCTCCTTTTTTTAATTTATTTAATTGTGGAACAGGATGAATATTCACCGCACCCATTTCGTCTCTTGATGTCCATTCTTTCTCTACTCTACCTCTTACACGTTTTATTAATGTGTTTGCTTTTTTGTGTATTAATTTAGAAAGACGATAAGATTTATTTAAAATAATTCTCTCTCCATCCATATTAATTAGATACTCTGGTCTCGCTCCCGCCCAACGAAAGATAGCTTGATCGTCGTCACCCGCTATGTACACACGCTTTGCATTTGTTACAATACGCTCTACCATTTTCCATTGTAACCAACTAAGATCTTGTGCTTCATCAACAATGACGACATCAAAGTTTGGTATGCTATCGTAATGTTTTTTATTAAAGTCTACAATCATGTCGGTCATGTCGTATTTGTTTCTCTTCTTTTTATAATCAATCAATGACTTATCTATATATTTTAACTTTCGTAAACCGCCTTCTATATGCCCTGTTTCTGGATAATTAAAATAAGCTTCTGATGTTAATCCTCTTATCTTTGCACCGTCAATAATTTGCATAAACACATCATCGGGAAAACCAGCGCCATACTTTTTTACTTTTTTATTTGGATTACTTAATTTTAGTTGCAACTTTTTAGAAACAACAGAGTAATCATTATCACTCATAATGTTTTCTTCTTTTAAATGTAACTCTCTGTAGGCTAAACTATGTAGTGTACGAAAGTTTGTAAAATCTTTCGTGCTATAATTTAATTGTGTTATTGCACGCGATAGAGCTTCATCTGCCGCTTGATTAGTAAACGCAAGATAAGCAATTTTGTTTGGAGCAACCTTATTTGTCTTTAATTCTGTTTCTAAAACATTCAACAAATATGTTGTCTTCCCTGTTCCGGGCGGTCCATATATAACTTTTCTCAAAACGGTGTGTCCTCGTCCATGTCTGGTGTTTTAAAATCATCGCTATTTTTTCTTATCCAAGGTAAGTACCAAAGATAAGCTGTCTTACCTTTTATCTTACGTCTTATGTCACCACCACCTAATTTGTTTCTAATGTGCGCGGCCATCTGTGTAGGATTATAATTTTTAAAATCATGTTTCTTTAAAAACTTTTGCAATTTATCTGACTTAAAATATGCTGTCATTTTTTTCACATTAACTTCTCTCTCACCCTTTTCATCTTTTATTCTATCCATATATTCTTTTTCTTCAAACAATGCCTTACCCATATCAACTTCATCAATATGTTCTGCTTCTCCTTGATCCTCTAAAAATTGTTCTAGTAAAGTTTCAAACCTACCCGCTTTTGTAATCTCGTGTGCCATTTCTATAATCACAACATCTTTCATTAGCTGTTGTAGTTTTCTTTTCCAAGCGGCCGTTGTTGTAGCGGTTGGAACATCTATAATTTGATTCATACATTCCTGCCCGAACTGATGTTGATTGTATAACTGCTCTGTAGTTACAACAACTCTTCTTCCGTCAACATTTAAATACCATGTTGAGTCATCACTTTTATAAACAGTTAAATCACTTATTTGACTAGTAAAATTACCACCAACACCAAACTGCCTTAACTTACATTCTCCTAAACTACAATGAATACACATTGGTTGGTCTTGACATTTATACTGATAGTCTTTCTTTTCATGCTGTTTTTGCATTTTTAAAACTTGTTTTGAAGGCAAAGGCGGTTTCATATACTTGTGATTAAATTCATCTAATTTATCTTGCCAATCATCTGGCCATTTTTTCTTTGCATATACTGCGTATTGAAACAACGTGTTATCTCTATTACCTTGAGGAACTCCCTGTGACATCAGTGTTTCTAAACAAGGAGGACCATCGTTAAAGTTCTTTAATATATTCTTTCTTTTTGGTTTTATGTTTTTTAAATCTTTTTCGGACGTACAATAAGTATCATATAAAGCAAAGAAGCCATCAAGACTAACAGCCACACCATCGTCACTAAACCCATGACGCATAGAATCATCACCTTTGTGATAGGGAAGATTAAGAAAGTTTCCAGTATCCCCGCGATCCGCTTTAATTTCGATTTGCTTTGGAAATATTTCACAATTTGCATAACCTAATTCTCCTGCCCATTCCATTAGTTTATCACGCATTAACTTTGCCTGCACGGGTTCTTTTGTAAATAAAAACACATGTGCACCACCACTTTTTGATCTACACATAACAAGTGGTAATTCTAATTCTCTTACTTTTCTTATTATTTTATCATGTTCTAAAGGATACGTATCAATGTCTATACATCCCCATGTGCATGTTGCATTGTCTCTAATTGGTATAATACCAAGACTAGGTTCTTTTCCATTAATATGATCTATCCATAATTGATCTGTAACAGGTGCTTTTTTTATAAAAGCTTGGCCGCCTGCCTTACCATTAACAGACTCTCCACTGCTTTTGTAAATACCATAAGCTCTATCTAACCCATAAAATATTTCTTTAAACTTTTTTACTCTTTCTTCCATGTTACCTCTAAAATAAAAGGGGCGGTTGCCCGCCCCGTGTTAGTTAAAACGGAACCTTGTCTGCGGTAGTAGACTCTTCCTCATACTTAACTTTAATGTCCCCTTTACTTACGCTTTCAGCAAATGCTTTAGCGACATTGTAAAGGTTAGCATCTTCAAGTTGAGACTCTCTACTAATTTCCCAACCATACCAGTTACCTTTATCGTTAC